CGATGTGGAAGATGCAACAGCCAACAACTTTGAACTTAAGGTTGATGGCCCTGCTGCTACTGCTCCATATCGATTTGTATTTAGTGTAGGTAACTTTAAGATTGTACCTGGTGACTACACCATACAGATCTCGTCTAAGCTAATATCAAAGTGGCAACATGCCACTCAACCAATTCATTACTTTATTGCTCTTGAAACGAGCTCAAACTATGGAGGTTAAATGTCATTGGTAAGTAACACTGACCGATTGGTTGTATTGATGGAAGAGATAGCATATGCTGAATCTCAAATCCAACCTCAAGATACAGGTCACATTCACACGTCCATTGCATGGATGAAACAAAGAGTAAAAACAATTAAGGAGAAACTTGATGGCGGAGGAAACGAACCCACAGGCTACTACGACGGCGCCTAGTTTAAATATCAACGACTTGCTGTCGGTGGTTAAAATTATTGATGCTTGTTCTGAACGAGGAGCATTCAAAGGAAATGAAATGGCTTCAGTTGGATCTGTTAGAGATAGACTAGCCACATTTGCAGAAGCTAATATGCCAAAGCAAGAAGAGCCAGAAGAAGAAATGGAAGAAATAGGCGAAGGCTTTAAACCAGGAGGAACAGACTTCGATTAAGGGGTTTACAAACACACCAAAATGTGTTATAATATATTTTTGTTATGGAGTAATTGAATGAGTGATGAATTCCTCTGGGTCGAAAAGTATCGGCCCAAAACTATTAATGATGTAATCCTTCCTGCAGATCTTAAAGAGTTCTTTAAGGAAGTTGTCAAATCCGGCGAACTGCCTAACATGCTGTTTACAGGAACAGCTGGTCTCGGTAAGACCACGGTTGCTAAGGCTCTATGTAATGAGCTAAACCTCGATTGGATCCTGATTAATGGATCAGAGGAAGGCAATATTGATACCTTACGTGGCAAGATCAAACAGTTCGCTTCATCTGTCTCTCTATCGGGTGGCTACAAGGTTGTGATCCTTGATGAGGCAGATTACTTGAACCCGCAGTCAACACAGCCTGCTCTTCGTGGTTTCATTGAAGAGTTTAGTAATAACTGCCGGTTCATTCTTACATGTAATTTCAAGAACCGTATTATTGAACCACTACACTCTAGGTGTGGTATCTATGAGTTTAATACAACTAAGAAAGATATGCAACAATTGTGTGGTGACTTCATGACCCGCGCAGCTGATATTCTATACAAAGAAAAGGTATCTTTCACTAGTCAGGTTCTTGCCGATATTATCATGAAACATGCACCTGATTGGAGGAGGGTATTAAATGAATTACAAAAGTGTTCTGTTCTGGGGAATGTTACTGGGTCTACTAGCAATATGGGTGGACATAATGTTTCTGGAGATCTTATATTAGCTTTAAAGAGTAAAGATTTTAAAAAGATGCGAGCTTGGGTAGCCAATAATATGGATATTGAAAGTGCTGCTATCTTTCGTAGTCTTTATGATAATATGAATGCGACTATAAAGCCGCAATCTATACCACAACTCGTATTGATTCTTGCCGAGTATCAATATAAGAATGCCTTTGTTGCTGACCATGAACTCAACACTGTAGCATGTATGACTGAAATCATGGCTAACGTGGAGTTCGTATGACAATGAAGAAAGCCTGGCGTATTTGGGCAAAAACAATCGGCTCAAAAATAGGAGATAATTATGAAAGTGACATTGCAGCTATCTGTCGCACAGCATGGGTGCTTACTCATATGGTCGCTTGTTTTTTTATCATCGCTCATAATGGCGTAAAGCTAGGATGGTTCTGATGTTTAAAAGAAAAGATACTAGACCAGATTGGGAAAGAATGTCAGACGATGGAATGAATAAGTTCCTGAAGTTCTGCATAACCTGTATATTCTTATGGATGGGTTACCAAACAATTGTAGCTCTAATAGAAAGGTTTAGCTAATGTGGATAAAATGTGAAGATAAGATGCCGAAGGTCGGCGATAATGTATGGTACTATTTCGATCCGGTGGGAAGCCACCGTGGTACCTTTGACGGATACTATGTAGACGAAGAAGGTAAAGAGTGGAAAGGTATGCATATGTTTTCTTGTGATTATGGTTGGTTGACTGGTGATGTTACTCACTGGCATCCAGATCAGGAGGAAAGACCCGATGGGCCCGTTTGATTATCTAAACGCGATTAATACTTCAAAGCGAGACATCATGGTTGATGATCTCGCCGAGAAGGATTACAATTCATTTATGGTTAACCGTGGCTTATCTTACTTTTATGACACAGTACTACTAGCCAATGAAATGAATCGCCACCACCACATTGATAGCCGTCTTAAATTCGATTTTCTTATAAATACCATTAGGAAACAAAAGCGTTTCAGTAAGTGGTTGAAAGCAACTAAGATCGCCGATATAGAAGTGGTCAAAGAGTATTATGGTTACAGCAACGAAAAAGCCCGCCAAGCTCTCACCTTACTAAATGATGCGCAACTTGAAGAACTAAGAAAAAAGGTGTATAAAGGTGGAAAATCAAAGTAATGAAATAAAGGAGTGGACTCCCGCTATGATGCTGGAGGTAACTCTTAATGAGCCGGACGACTTCCTAAAAGTACGTGAAACGCTGACACGTATAGGAGTTGCTTCTCGCAAAGACAATATTCTATATCAGTCTTGCCATATACTACATAAGCAAGGAAGATATTTCATAACTCATTTTAAAGAGCTCTTTCTATTAGATGGCAAACCATCTAACCTAATGGAGAACGATCTTGAACGTAGAAACACGGTAGCTACATTGTTATCTGACTGGGGTCTTATCACAATTGTGAATAACGATCAGGCTACTAACAAAGCACCATTAAGACAAATCAAGATCATTTCTTATAAGGACAAAGATAAATGGCAGTTACATCCTAAGTATAACATAGGAACAAATAAGTAATGCCATGGCCTCATAAGAATAGACCTCCAAAAGGGAGAAGAAAGAAAGGCTCCAATAAAAGAAAAAATGCGAGAAAGAATCGCAAAAAATAATTTACTTTAGCCCTTTACATTTGGGAAAAAAGTATTATATATAATATAGGATAGCCGGAAGACCGGTATCTGTTTTAACCTTGCTAGTCAATAGGAGGAACATATGACTAACACATTCGCATTCCCGCGAAACGCTTTCTTAGGTTTCGATCACATCTTTTCAGAGCTGGAAAATATTCATGCTCATGCAAAGGATACCTATCCACCACATAACGTAGTAAAAGAGGAAGACGCTAAGTACACTCTTGAACTTGCTGTGGCCGGATTCAAACAAGAACATATTGATATTGAAGTGAAAGATCACGTCCTTACAATTAAGGGTGATAGACCTGCACGTAGAGATCAAGCCAAATACGTTCATAAAGGTATCAGTGCAAGAAATTGGAAAAAGTCATTTAGACTGTCTGAGTATACGGAAGTAACTGGTGCAGATCTTGTGGATGGAATTCTTACTGTCAAACTAGAAGTAGTCCTTCCAAAAGAAAAGCAGCCTCGTAAGATCAACATTGGAACTAACGAGGAAAAAAATGACAACAATAGCGCTCAACTACTCCAGGAGTCTGCTTAGCACACTCTGGAATGGTGCAAAGAAAACCCTTCAAGGTATGATGATTGGCTGGATGCTTGCCAGGCAAACACAGGCTAATCAACACGTAGCTAGACAACTCATTCAATACGGTGAATATCCTAAAGATGAGTATTGGAATCTAGTAGCCAAACTGAATAGAGAGTCAATACAATCTATTCATAAGGAGTTTGGAATATGATAAGTAAATTGAAAGTATGGTGGAAAACCTTTACTATGGATCCAAACACTAGGTACCTATCAGAAGCTGTAGATCATGTAGATCTAGAGCAAAGACTGAAGAAGCTACAACGCCGAGGAATCTGGGTTTAAACAAACGAGAAAGAGTGGTAATTACTGCTCTTTTTCCTTTACATTTATACAAAAGTGTGTTATAATATACTTACATTATGAAAGGTTTGCGCATTGAATTTTTACACTTCTATCAACCGGTTTGGTAATGTCTTACTCTATCGCGGCTATGAAAATGGCCAGCCCGTCATGCGTAAGATTAAGTACCAACCAACTTTATATCATGACGCCAATCGGGTTACTGGCTACACATCACTTGATGGCAAACATATCGAACCCACTTTATACGAATCTATGCGGGCGGCAAGAGACCACCTTAATGCTATGGAAGGTGTTGAAGCATTTAACATCTATGGCAATAGCAACTTCACCAATCAATACATATCAGAAACATGGCCTGACGAAATAGAGTTTGACCGTGATCGTATCAATATAACCACTATTGATATTGAGGTCCAGTCAGATCAAGGCTTTCCCGAGCCAGATGCTGCTGACTTTCCAATTATCTCTATCGCTTGTAAGAATAATATAGACAACACCTACTTTGTGTGGGGCATGGAAGACTATGACGTGTCTTCTAGTATCATGCAAAACCATACAGTTGTCTATCGCAAAATGGACAGTGAGTTAAATCTCCTTTCTGACTTCCTTAAATGGTGGAACTCACCAGCTCACTGTCCAGATGTAATCACCGGTTGGAATGTCAGAGGCTTTGATGTTCCTTATATGGTTCATAGGATTGATAAGGTTCTTGGCCAAGGCGTATCTAATCGCCTATCACCGTGGGGTAACCAACCCAATCAACGTAACATACGATTCAAAGGTCGTGAACTTACAGCTTACGAGCTTATGGGTATCGTAACTCTGGACTATATGGACATGTTCAAAAAGTTTGGATATGCCTAT